GAGGATGACCTGGGTATTGAGGTAATCGAGAGAATTGGGGACTCGCGTTTCTTTGCTAGAGAGAATGAGAACAATGACGACCTCTTTACATCATTTTATGACTTCGGTCTAAGCTTTTTACCATCTGACGGTAAGATGGAAGAACAAGGCATCACAGCTCTGGATGACTGGTTCAGCTACAATCCTAATGTAGACATTGACCAAGCCAATAGACCAAGATGCTACATTCACGAGGACTGCGGTAATCTTATCGATAGCCTCATTAACTACAATGCAGGTGGCAAGCCAGAGGAAGCCCTGAAGGATTTCTTTGACGTTATACGCTATCTGCGGATGTCAAACGGTGGAGAAGGACCTGACTTTCTTTCATCGAGTGATATGATGACAACTAATACACGCAAAGGAGGATACTAATGCCAAAGAAAAGATTGATAAAAATTGCAGAAGAACAAGAAGTTGAGTTCGATGAAGCGTTCAAGATAGCAACTGAAAAACTTCCGAGTGGATCAGTAACTGGTAAAGGGCGAAATACTTGGGTAACCGAGGAGGGCGCAAAGATCCTAGAGGACTCATTTATGATTGATGAGATTATCCCTAAGCACTTTACGGGAACTGTTATCGCGGAATGCCCTAACCCAAAATACAATGTTGTCTTCAGCAAAGAAATCGGGAAGAGAGCCAACGTGTTACTTCCACGGAAGTGGCAAGGTAAACTTTTAAAAAAGGTAATTACCTTTGAGGCTATTGAGGATACTAAGGGTGTCAGTTACCGTTATGTCGGAAAGTAAAAACATAACCCTAGATAGGGATTGGTGCAGGGAGCAATCCGACAGATTAGCTAGCTGGGAAATCCTTCGCAGGTATGTGCTACACGAAAGTGGCGTATCAATGACAAATGGTGACCTATGTGATACAATAGGCGTATCATCGACTTACACTGTCCGATTGCTTAAATCTATACAAAAACGCCTCGCAGAAGAAAATGCTGAATGAATCAATCTCCGAGTCCTTGACTTACGTCCAGGACGAACCCGACATCAAGACTCTCCGCTACGCTTACGACCAGACCGTAAATGAGCTTGATGCTTACTTTGACTTATGCCGTACTAGTTACGATGACCGTCGCAACTGGTGGCCTGGCAAAAGCCGCGACCACCGTAAGCACGGGGCTGATGCTTTTCCGTGGGAAGGTGCATCCGATATGGAGTGCCACTTAATTGATGAGCGCATTACTCGGTTAGTATCATTATTTATGGCATCGTTAAATCGAGCCAATGTACGAGCATTCCCAGTAGAAAGTGGTGATATTGGTCGTAGTCGAATTGTATCTGGTTTCTTGAAGTGGATGGTAAGTTCGGGATATATTCCACGCTTCTATCGCGAAATGGAACTCGGTGCTAACTATTTGCTTGAGCGGGGTATACTGATCACGTATGTCGGATGGCATCGTGAGGATCGACGGTTCCTACAGGAACTGGACATTAACCAGATTGCACAGGTCAGCCCGGAAGTAGCAGTTGCTATTCAGGACGGGAATGATGACGATGAGTTAATTGCCCTGCTACAAGCTACCTTTGATGGAACAACTAAGAAGCGAGCAAGGAAGGCACTTAAATCCTTACGCAAGGATGGTATCGCAGAACTTCCAGTTGTACGCCGACAAGTCAATGCACCAGAGGTTAAGACACTAGCACCTGACGGTGATTTCTTTTTCCCTCCGTACGTAACTGATCCACAGCGTTCACCTTACTGCTTCTGGAGAACTTACTATACACCGCAAGAATTAGAAAATAAAGTTACAACAGATGGATGGGACCAGGACTTCGTTGACCACGTCATTGCAAAATATCGAGGCGTTAATATTGATTCAATTGAACGCGAGCAAGAAGGTCGTCGCAGTATTAGCCTTACTGACACTGCTTATGAAGCCAATGAACTCATTGAGATCTGCTATGGATACCAGAGACTAATTGATCAAGAGGATGGTGCTGAGGGCATTTACTGCACAGTATTCCATCGCGAGTTCAGTGGTGATGAAATGACACCTGGGTACGCTAAGTATGAATTACTTAATGGCTACGAGGACTATCCAGTTGTAGTAACAAAACTATCGGAGGACAGCAAGCGACTATATGACACAGCTACTGTTCCTTCTCTACTGCGTGGTTTACAGAATCAAGTCAAGATTGAACGTGATTCTCGTACTGATCGCAATAGCTTATCTACTTTACCTCCTATCCTGCACCCCGTTGGTCAAGCACCTACTGATTGGGGTCCAGGTCGTATGATTCCTTATCGCCGTAAAGGGGACTTGGACTTCGCTCCTACACCTCCACCTCCTACCGGCTCAATTGAAATGGAGTCAACATTGCTTGACCTAGCTGACCGATTAGTTGGATTAGATGACGAGGGAGCAATTAGCCAGATTCGCCAGCAGTTCCTTGTTGATAAGTTCCTTAGCCACACAGCAGAGGTTCTACGTATGGCATTTAAGTGCTTCCAACGCTTTGGACCCGATGAAATCTTCTTCCGTGTTACTGGAGTCCCAGACCCTCAGACGTTTGACAAGGGTAGTGCTGAAGAAAACTTCGACATTATGATTAACTTCGATGTGCAGAATACTGATCCTCAGACAGTGGAGGCAAAGACTCAGCAGTTCGTAGCACTCAATCAGTTGAACTCAAACAACCGTCTTAATGTAGATGCCCTATTGGATGTCATCGCAACTAGCATTGACCCAGTAATGGCTGATGCAATTCTACAGCCAGTTGAGACAGCGCAGGAAGAAGTGGTCAAACAGGTCACTGATGACTTAGCTAAGATCTTTGCGGGCATCGAAATGCCAGCACGTCCAGCGGGAGCACAGATTGCACTACAGGTAATCCAGCAGTACACCCAGCAGCCAGACGTTGCACAACGGGCTCAGACTGATCAAGCCTTTGCCGCTCGACTACAGAAGTACGCAGGTCAATATACCTTCCAGATGCAGCAAGCACAGAATGCTCAGATTGGTCGAGTAGGTACAGCACCTGCACAGATGGGTGAAATTGATACACAGAACCTATAAACTTGGACTTGCTGGGCTTCTGTTGTTGATAACACAGATAGCCCCAGTGAACCTTACTGCAAATATGACACCTGACGAATACGCAAACCAACGAGCAAAGAACCTACGAGCACAGGAATACTATAATATGATTGCCCTCAATGAGGGGGTCAAACCACAAGTATACAAGGATAGCAAGGGTCACAGGACCATTGGTATTGGATTTAACCTAGAGGATGCAGGGAATCGAAAGATCCTAAAGAAAGAGGGCATTGATATTAATGAACTATTTAAGGGCAAAGAATTAAACGAACAGGAAATAAAAACTCTGTACAATCACAGTTTAACTCAAGCATTTAACGATGCTCAAAAGTTTGATAAGAACTTTGCTAAGCGACCTGAGCCAGTAAAGAAGGCAATTGTCGATATGTCATTTAACCTTGGCCTTACTAAACTCAATAAGTTTAAGAAAATGCGTGAAGGTCTCGAAGCCAATGACTACAGCACCGCAGCGGATGAAATGGTTGATAGCGAATGGTTCAAGCAAATAAAGTCCCGTGGTCCTCGTACAGTAGGTTTAATGCGTTCAGCAGCTCAATAATATGAATATTCAAGACGACATCAATAGCTTGCACAGCTATGAATCCTTTGCTCGGTTTATTAAGATGGTTCACGAACTCCGGGAGGAGACCATCAGTGAGATGCACGAAGCATCCAGTGAGACCATCCAACAGATTTCTGGTAGAATTATTACGTACGATCAGATCCTTCAAATGTCAGGTTGGGATAAACTCCAACTAAAGCATTCGGATCGAATGTAATACGTATGTTATAATGCGACCATCGCCCTCGCTCGGCGTTAATGAGTGGTAATAATATGACAGACGAAATCGAAACTGCTAACGCTGAGGCAGACCAAAGTTCAGTGGACAATAATAACTTATCCGTTGAGGATTTTGCAATGCGGAGGATCGGGCAACTGACCCCTGAGGCTGAGGAGCCAAAGGAGGAAGAGGCTGGAGAAACCGAGGAGCAGGAAACCGATGAAGTAACTGAGGAGGAAACTGATGAATCAGTTGAGACCGAGGAAGCTACTGAGGAGACCGAGGAATCCGACAATGTTCTTTCACAGTTGGACTTGGACGATATGTCCGAGGAGGATTTGCGGGAACTAGCTGACAAGCTAGGTAGCCGTGCTGTAGCTCGATTCGGTGAATTGACTGCTAAGCGCAAAGCTGCCGAAGAACGTCTTGCTAGTCTAGAAGCTAAACTCAAGGAAAAACCTAACCCACTCGAAACAAAGAAGGTCGAAAATAACCCCTACAGTAACCTCGATTCTGTCGAAAAGTTACAGGACAAAGCAGGGGAAGTCGATCAAGTTGTTGAGTGGGCTGAGGATATTCTGTTTGAGAGTGATGGCTATTCCGCTGATGACATAGTAACCGAAATCGAAGGTAAGGAGTGGACAAAGAAGGATGTGCGACAGGCTTTATTAAAAGCCCGTAAAGCTCAGAAAACTTTTCTCCCCGATCAACTCAAGAAGGTTCAGGCACAAATCGAAGGGGAGCAGCTTGCTGATTCTTTCTCGGAACGTGCTAGAAAAGAACTGACCTGGTTGGAAGGAGAGGACAACGACTTACGAAAACAATTTGAAGCCACTGTAGGTGATGAACGTTTTAAGCAACTCAAAAAGGTTGTTAAGCGGGAAGCACCGGAGGTAGCCGCACAATTGGATTATTGGTTCGCTCACGCTACTAACAGTATTTACGGACGTAAGCCCGTCACTGAGCGTAAGACATCAGCAGTATTAAATCCTCCGAAATCAGCCAGTCCATCTGCATCCAAACCCGAAAAGGGAATGGGAAGAACAGCCAAGGCCCTAAAAGAATTAGAGGCTCGGTTTAAGGAAACGGGTAGCGCAAACGATTTCGCTAATCTCAGAAAACTCAAAATGGCATCACGCCGCTAATCTATTCATTAACAACTATAAATACATAAAATATTATGGCATTCTCAAATACATTCGACACTACAAACCCAGGTTCTGGTGTCTCTAATCGTGAAGACCTTACTGACGTCTTGACAATTCTCGCTCCAGAAGAAACACCTATTCTTTCTTCTGCTAACAAAAAGGGCGCATCCGCAACTAAGGTTGAGTGGACTGTTGACTCTCTTTCGGCTCCTAGCACTGCTGGTATCCGCGAAGGTCTTGATGTTACAACATTCACTGACCAATTCGCTGGCCGCGCTCGCCTTGGCAATCGCATTCAAAAGTTCCGCCGGGACTATATGGTTTCTGATCTGCAAGAAGCAGTCGATTCCGTTGGACCAGCTAAGATCGCTCAAGCAGAAGCTAAAGCAATCCGTGAACTCAAGCGCGACATCGAAGCAAGTCTTGCTTCTGACAACACTCAGACAACCGAAGATGGTGCTGGTGTAGTTAATCGCCTTGGTGGTCTTGGTGACTGGATTCAAAATGCTGCTGGTTCGGGTAACGTACCTGCTGCATTCCAAACTCCAGCTACAAGCATCGCTGACGTAACTGATGCCAATTTCGCAGAAAGCGAATTGAACTCTCTTATCTCTTCGATCTTCAAGGTTACCGGTACATCCAACAACCTTATGCTCGTTGCTGATACAGCACTCCGTCAAGACATCAGCGACTTCGCTCGCATCGGTGGCGTATCGGGTGACTCAGTTCGTGCAGTTAACTACAACGGCGAAAGCGGTACTATCAAGCTTTCCGTTGATCTCTATCAAAGCGATCACGGTATTGTCTCTGTTGTAAACGCTAACCCTGACTGTATGCCAGTACAAGCTGGTACTGCTGGAATGGCTGGTTACTTGGTAAATCCTGAGTACTACGGTGTTCACGAGCTTATCCCTATGGGTAGCAGCCGCCTTCCAAATCTTGGTGGTGGTGACCGTGGCTTCGTTGATTGCGCTTTGACCCTTGGTGTTTACCACCCTGGTGCTCACGGCAAGATTGTCAGCACAAGCTAAATAAATTCTGGTTGGGGGGCGCAAGCCCCCCTGCCTTTTTTTTATGGATATTATTAAGCCCAATTCAAAAACTTACTCCGACGAGGAGATTGATCGCGCTCTAATCCAAGAGATTCAGAATAGTCTTCACTTGGAACAGGCGACCGAACAGGTTCGCCATCAACAAGCAGCTAAAGAAGCGCATCAACTAAAAGGCACTATTCATCCCACATTGGGACGGCCAGTTGCCACAATGCCAGCACGAGAATTTTTTCGACTGGTAAAGAAGTACGGTCAAGAGACTGTGCATTCTAAAGAATTTTTAAAGTACTACAATAAGAAGTTCCCAGAACTTAGCCCCAACAAAATATAATGCAGACCAGAACTTACGGCGATCTTTTCAAACTAGCCTCCGCTCTTATCGGGACAGGCGGGGAACTATCCACTAGTGAACAGGATCAACTGAGTCATTTCATTAACCGTAGGTTCTCCGAGATCTTCAATGCTAGCCCAAGCTGGCCTCGATACATTAATGTAGGTGATCCACGGCCTATTGGGACTAATCAAATTGTTTCAACCCAGGGTGGCAACGTTGGTGTGTACGGAGCCGGAACCGCCGCAGTCAATGGACTATATGTAAGAAATGGGAACAGTATAGACGGTAACCCTGCATTCACGTTGTACGATACGGATGGAACTACTGCTTTATATAATCTATGGAGCGACACATTAAATCTTTGGTATATTACTTCGGACGCAATTGATACAAACCCACCGACAAATGTAATTTACACTGCCTCAGTACCACAAGTACTAAGCAACCCACCAGAATCAGGATGGGTTGTATGTCCAGTAAATTGCAATGGTGAAGAGCCAGCTCCGAAAGTTAACAATTTATCAAGCATTGGTGAGTTCGTCCGTATCCACAACACTCAACCGCTACTGAACCGATCAGCACGTGAGTACGAGTTCTACGTATCATTTGCTGGAGCGCACATCCTGAACGTAGAATCAACTACGGACAACACCGCTTGGGTAACTTACAAGAGTGAGTTCACTCCATTTGATGTAACCGTTGATTATTATACTTCTACAGTAGAGGTTCCTGCGGAGTTCTTTAACTTTATTAGCCACGCAGTTTATGCTGACTTTCTTCGGGTGCAGAACAAGCAAGAGGAAGCACTCGCAGAGGAGCAAGCTGCTCAAACCTTTCTAGCACTTGAGCTGGAGAAGATCGACCTACGTTCTAACAACAACACAATTAACAAGAAATTTTCAACTTACGTAAATCGTCAAGCACGATAACACCCCTGTGATATAATAAAATTATGGCTAACTCAAAAAATAACGCACTGGAATTTTCGTCCGCTGGATCAGAAATCCTTGAAGCTGCTAATGCAGTAACTGGTAAACGCTATGGAGCGTTGCAAATCTTAAATGACACTGTGTTCGGTGCTTTGACTGCAACCAGCATTGACGGTACAGCTAAGCTAGTTGGACCAACCTTTGCCGCTGGAACAGTTATCTACGGATCATTCAGCGACGTAACAGT